ATCCGACGGACTTTGCCAATTTCATTGCAAACAACACATCTGTAGCTGAAGTTCAGTCTCGTGTAAATGATGGATATAGGGCAGTAGCGGATTCAAACCCACAAGTAATTGCACAGATGAAAGAGCTTTATGGTGTTGGTGATGGTGAACTTGCTGCTTATTTTCTTGATCCGGAGAAGGCGACACCTATTCTTGTTCGTCAGGCACGTGCTGCACAAATTTCTGCTGAGGGTAAGCGTCAGGCTGGTATTCAGTTGTCAGCAGCTGATGCCGAAGCTTTAGCGAGAGAAGACGTTACCCAAGCCGAAGCGCAGACCGCGTTTGGTGAAGTTGGTAGACAACAACAGCTGTATAACCCTCTTCAAGGAGAGGAAGCGATTAGCCAGCAAGAAGCTATTGGTGCTGCGACAGGTACTAATCAAGCTGCTAGACAACGTGTTGAAACTCGTAGGCGGCAGCGTCAAGCAGGTTTTGCTGGTGGCGGTTCATTCGCTACCTCGCAAACTGGTGTGTCAGGACTTGGTGAGGCTTAGTAGATGGTGCTTGCATTAGCAAGCATTGGTGTGTACTATTACTAGCGATCCCGATGGGAGGAACCGGCTAACCGCCCCCCGAGTTAGACGTGTACATATGGGGAGACAACAATCAAGCAGCCACCTCGCTCCTCCGGTGGGGTGTGGGCTTCAAACAAGGAGAGTGCCATATGTCCGATTTCAATGACTTCGATGAATCAAGCGATGAGGTTCAGGAAACACGCAATCCGTTGCGTTCCCGAATCAAGGAACTTGAATCAGAAATCAAGTTGTATCGTCAGCAAGCAGCAGAGGCCGAACAGGCGAAGCGCGAACTAGCTTTTGTTAAAGCAGGTATTGATCCTGCCGACACAGCAGCTAAGTACTTCGTAAAGGCGTATGACGGCGAATTGACGAGCGATGCGATTAAGCAAGCCGCAGTTGAAGCACGGTTGTTGTCAGCACCATCAGAGCAGACTGAAAATTTGCAGTCCGAGCAACAAGCTTGGTCCCGCACTAATCAGGTTGCTGCAGGTGCAGGGTCTTCATTTCAGGTTCCTGATATCCAGACTCGTATAGCAAACGCTGATTCTGAGGCAGAGGTTCTTGCGATTTTGGCTGAGGCACAAAATCAGTAAACCCCCTCTAATTTAGGAGAACCCCAAATGGCCTATACACAGGTTTCATCCCTTGATCTCAACCAGACAGCGTTTGAGAAGCTCGCATATTTCGCTTTGCGTCCAGAGCTTTACTTCGATCGTTTTGCTGAAGTTGAGGCAACCAATGCCACCAGCCCAGGTGCAACCCACACATTCACCATCTTCCAAGACTTGGCAGTTGCTTCTTCAGAACTTTCCGAGACTGTTGACGTAACTCCTGTTGCTTTGAGCGACAGCCAAGTTTCGGTAACCATGCGTGAATACGGCAATGCAGTTGTTACGACAGCCAAGCTTCGTGCAACATCGTTCATCAACGTTGACCCAGTAGCAGCTAACGCTGTTGGTTACAACGCTGGTATCAGCATTGACACCGTTTGCCGTGACGTACTCCAAGCAGGAACAAACGTCGTGTACGCAACCGGTGGTGCAACTGACCCATCCAGCCGTACCACAGTTAACTCTGACGACACACTTTCAGCGAACGATGTTCGTCGAGTTGTTGCTCAGTTGCGCGGTGCAAACGTCCCAACAATCGGCGGTTCATACGTCGGCTTCATCCACCCTGACGTGTCGTACGACTTCCGTTCAGCAACCGATGCAGCCGCATGGCGTACCCCTGCTAACTACGTAAATCCTGAGGGCATTTACAACGGTGAAATTGGTATGTTTGAAGGCGTTCGCTTTATGGAGTCCGCTCGTGCGCCTCTGTTCGCTAACGCATCCGACAACAGCGGTTCGGCCGGCACAATTGACGTATACGGAACACTCATCATGGGTCGTCAGGCTCTCGCTAAGGCTGTTGCTAACGCAGCTGGCTACGGCGATCAGCCAACGATGGTCTACGGTGAAGTGGTTGACGTGTTGAAGCGTTTCCAGCCTGTTGGTTGGAAGCATTTCGTTGGTTACGGTGTGTTCCGTCAGGAAGCATTGCGCCGCATCGAATCTGCTTCAAGCATTGGTGTAAACGCCTAATTAAACCCATATGATGTGACTGCCGAAAGGCGAGACACAGCAGGCAATAACCCTCACCTTCGGGTGGGGGTTTTTGCTATATTCGGGTTATTCCATTTATTGAAAGAGGAACGTAATGGTCGCTAAAAAAGCTCCTGCAAAGAAAATGGCAAAGCCTGCAAAGCCTTCAATGTCTGAAGATCAAATTCGTAAAGAGATTTATCGCAAATACAAATTGACAGACAAGAGCGTTATTCCAAGCGGTAGCCGTCGGTCTTCTGATCCTGGAATGCCTGGCCCTATTTCCCGCAAGGAATATATGCAGGAATTTGATGGTGTTGTTTCTGAAAGCTCACTTGGTACTAGTCCTAAAGTTGGGAAAGTTGCGATGAAGATTGCTGGTGAGCAATGGGATCGTACATATGGTCCCGGTAATCGTGCGTCTAAGAATAGCCAAGCTGGTGACCTTGGTAGAGCGCGAGCAGCGCAGCGAGCTAAAAACAAGAAGAAGTAATGGCAACTTTTTCCCCGCCAACGGATGATTTTGTTAGTTGGTCAACAGATTGGCGCGACGGGATTTTGTCTTATTTAAAGCCAGGACCACGTGGAAGAAACCTTTGGAAACTTACTGACGGAACATACAGCGAAAACCAGCCTTACAGTATGGATCTTGTTGAGAAGGTTTACTACGGTGGCCATATTTACGAATTGACATCGGCAGAAGAAACAGAATTAATTAATGCTGGATATGAGGATTACATCACGTCATGAAGCACATGGAAACACATCCAAATTTGGATGTTGAGGGATGTTTCGGATGTCGAGTTGCTGGCATCAGTTTCGGAGCTAATCCTTCAACGACCAAAGGTCAAGAAGTAGCGAAGATTAATGAGCGAGCTAAGAATTGGGATAAAGATATGCCCGCGTATAAACGTCTTCGTAGGAATGGTTTACAACCTAAAGGGATTGATGGTGCAGCGGCTTTGGAAGCTAGGGCTACTACAGCTGCTGAAGTAGAGTCTCGTCCGAATGTTGAGAACCTTATAAAGCGTGGCGTAGCTGAGTGAACTTTCAATCTTGGCAAGGGGTTGAAGACCCAAAGTTTGGTTATGGCTCAATGCTTGCCGGCTTTAAATCTGCCCTACCGAAAACAGTAACGCTAGATAATGATGCTTCTGTTTTGGTTTACATGAACACCCCTGATGGTCCAAGGGGTTTTACATCTGGTCAACATCGAGCTTCTTTTACGATGTGGGAAACGGATCAGTTACCTAACAATTTTTTACGGTGGCTTCCAAGATACGACCAAATTATTGTGCCGTGCCAACACAACCTTGAACTGTTTAGTCAACATCATTCTGATGTACGTATGGTTCCGCTAGGTGTAGATAATAAGTTTTGGTCTGGTTACACAGAACCTGATGGGCCGTTTAAGTTTCTTGCCGGCGGTTCATTATGGTTCCGTAAAGGTTTAGATGTTGTTGTTAAAGCTTTTCAACGTCTAAACCTGCCCGATGCGGAACTACATATTAAAGCTGCGCCTCATGCCAATGACACCCCCGATGTGAAGCATCCTCGTATTGTGATGCACCGTAAATGGATGGATGAAGAAACCCAGCGTGAATGGTTTAGGCAAGGCCATGTTTTTATAGCTGCGTCCCGTGGTGAGGGTTTTGGGTTGATGCCGTTGCAATCTATTTCTTTGGGTATGCCAACAATTATTTCAGACACGACAGGCCAAGAACAGTTTTCTTATCTTGCTACCGGGGTTGTATCCACTACCCGTAGTCCTGCTATGACTATTGGCAACTGGGATGAACCTAACCTTGATGAGTTGTGTGAGCTGATGTTGGACCATTATCGGAACTGGAGCAACCACAAAAGCGAAGCTTCTGTCAATGCCAAATCAGCATCGGCTTGGTCATGGCGTAAAGCCACCAAAGCTTTGCTTGAAGCTGTGCCAGTTGGGACATTATTAGCAGACCCAATTTGGGAACCTGTTGTTGTGACTGTCCCTATTAAGGTAAAGAAAAAGATGTCTTGCGATATCGGACGCGCCCACTATGACTTTTTGCCTGGGGTAGAGTACCAAGTACCTGAAGGTGTTCTTCAGGTGTTATCTGATGCAAAAGTTTTGGAGATCTAATGGCTATTGAATATCGAGGCGAAAAGTTTGCTGGCTACAACAAACCTAAGCGCACCCCGAACGCATCTAAGTCACACGCTGTTCTTGCCAAAGAAGGTGACCAAGTAAAACTTATTAGGTTTGGACAGCAGGGCGTTTCTGGTTCGCCTAAGAAATCAGGAGAATCTGAGGCCTATCGGAAACGCCGCGAATCTTTCAAGGCGCGCCATGCAAAAAATATTGCTAAGGGTAAAATGTCGGCGGCGTACTGGGCAAATAAGGTAAAGTGGTGACCTATGGCTGTACCTGCAACTCTTGACTTAAATATCACCCGCGGAGACACCGAAACCATTGTCGTTTCTTTGACACAGGATGATCAAACAACCCCTATCAATATAACGGGCCGTACTTATACGGCTCAGCTTCGAACTAGCCCTGATATTGCTATCGTTAGCGCATCTTTTACCTGCACAGTTACAGACGGATCTAATGGGCAGGTAACGTGTGTTTTGTCGTCTACAGATTCCGCAGAGCTAAAACCTGGTTATTACTACTGGGATTTGCAAGAGAACGCTTCAGGAGTGATTTCAACAGTTCTTCGTGGAACAGTCACAGTTGACGCTGACGTAACGAGATAACAATGGCGACCACCAGCGTCACAGTTGCGATTTCAAACGAGACAACTACCGTTTACCGTAAAGACAATCAGTATGTTGTTGCACTTACCGATTCTAATGTTCCTTTGTCTGTCGGTAATCGTGTTGTTGTGGTGGGAACTTCACAAGCTGGACCGCAAGGTGCGGTAGGACCGCAGGGTGCTCAAGGTATCCAAGGTGTTACTGGTCCTACAGGATCAACTGGCCCTACAGGCGCGCAGGGTATTCAAGGCGTTACGGGTCCAACTGGCGCACAAGGCCCTACAGGACCTACGGGTGCACAGGGTATTCAAGGTGTCACAGGACCACAAGGTGTCACAGGACCTACTGGCGCACAAGGTCCTACTGGACCTACTGGGCCGCAAGGTATCCAGGGTGTTACTGGTCCTACTGGTCCACAGGGAGAAACTGGACCTACAGGACCTATCGGACCCACTGGACCTACTGGTGCACAAGGACCAACAGGTGCTCAAGGTATCCAAGGTGTCCAAGGAAACGATGGACCAACAGGACCTACAGGACCTACGGGACCTACAGGACCGACAGGTGCAGATTCAACTGTTACGGGACCTACAGGACCGACAGGTGCAAGTTTCGTTTGGGAAGGTCCATGGAACGCTGCAACAAACTACGATTTGAATGACGTTGTTTCCTATAATGGTTCTTCTTGGGTTAGTGTTATCTTCCCGAATATTGGTAAAACCCCTGGTGCTAATCCTTTTGAATGGGCGTTGATGGCTGAGGTTGGGGCGACAGGACCTACAGGGGCTACAGGGCTTACAGGAGCCACCGGACCTACGGGACCCACAGGCCCACAAGGACAGTCTTCAAGTTTCTATGAGTATCTGATTGATACCAACACCACATCAGGTAACCCTGGAACTGGCTTGTTGGCGTACAACAATGCAACGCAAACATCTGCGACACAGCTACAAATAAACCACATTGACCAAGACGGTTTTGACATTGACTTGTTCTTGGCGATCTTAAAACCGAACGACACTATCTATATCCAAGACTCTGCTAACTCTGCAAACGTTCAAAGATTTGTTGTGTCAGGAACCGTTACGGATCACGTGAACTCTTGGATTGATATTCCTGTTTCTTTTGTTTCTTCAGGTGGTACAGGCACGACAGGTTTTGCTGATGGTCTTGACGTATTGCTAGTAATTGCAAACATTGGACCTACAGGACCTACTGGTGCTACTGGTCCTACTGGTGCGGCTTCTACTGTGACAGGACCTACTGGTGCAACAGGAGACACGGGTCCTACGGGTGCTACTGGTTCTGTCGGCGCAACTGGTCCTACTGGTCCTACTGGTGCAACAGGAACAAATGGTACTGACGGGGCGACGGGTCCTACTGGTCCTACTGGTGCTCAGGGTCCACAGGGTATTCAGGGTGCTCAAGGTATTCAAGGTAACGATGGTCCTACAGGTCCACAGGGTCCTACCGGTCCGACAGGTGCGACAGGCCCGACTGGTTCGACAGGTCCGACAGGAACAGTAACTCCTGCTGGAACTGTGCAAATGTATGCAGGTTCAACTATTCCTACTGGATGGTTGGCTTGTGACGGTACGGCAGTTGATCGAACGACATACGCTGATTTGTTCACTGCTATCGGTGTCACTTTTGGTGCGGGTAATGGTTCTACTACGTTTAATTTGCCTGATACTCGTAGTCGTATGCCTATTGGTGCGGGTACTGGTACTGGTTTAACTAACCGTGCTTTGGGTACTGCTGGTGGTGGTGAGTCTAAGACGATTAACTCCGCTAACTTGCCGACACACACTCACGCTATTGACCATGACCATCCTGCTACTTCTAGTGGTACGGAATCTGCCGACCATAGCCATAGTGGAACTACTGGCGACATAAATCAAAACCATGTTCATGCTATTGGTATTAGATTGTTTGGATATGCTGGTGGAGGGTTCTTAGCGTACACTGCCGATGGTAGTTATCCTGCTCAATACAACAGCAATACCGTTTCATCTGGTCACACACACAACTTTGGCACTGGTGGGCGCAGTGCGGCACACAGTCACTCTACCGACTTGGCAAACTTTACTGGCTCTAGTGGTAACGGTGGATTTGCGAACAACCCACTAGATGTAACCAACCCGTTCCTTGCTTTCAACTTTATTATCAAGGTATAACAATGAAACTCCCATTAAAAAACACACCCATCCCAAAGTTTCCTTATGCTGTTGGCTCTGCGGAAACACCTGAAGAATTTCTGCAAGCATTAAAATCTATTCGTGGATGGATGCTTGCAGAATCTGACTGGACACAAACACCTGACTCACCATTGGATGATGTAACAAAACTTGAGTGGCGTATTTGGAGACAGGCAATGCGTGATTTAACCCAAGGTGTAACAGTTGACAATATTGGGGAATGGATAGAGATTCCTAATCCACCCGTAAAGGGTCAGCCTTATGTTTGGCAGTTTTGGGAATACGATACATATCATGGAATTATGAAAGTTGTTACAGACATGACTGAAGAAAGCCAAGCAGTAATAACTTTGCAAGAACAACAATCACAACATCACGATCACGGTCACACGCATTAAATATTGAAGAAAAGAGGGGCAATGAAAATAGCTGTAGCAACCATCGCTAAAAACGAAGAACAGTTCGTAGCACGATGGGCCGAATCATGTAAAGAAGCTGACTACCGGATCTTGGTGGACACACTTTCCACCGATGCAACCGTAGTCCTCTCAAACAAGATGGGCGTTGAAACCCACATCAGAAAAATCGACCCTTGGCGGTTTGACCACGCCCGCAACCACGCCATGAGTCTCATCCCCGATGACGCTGACTATGTGATATGGCTAGACGTAGATGAAGTCCTACAACCAGGCTGGCGACAAGCCCTAGAAGCCATACCTGAAGGTGTGACCCGACCCCGATACAAATACATTTGGTCATGGAACGAAGACGGATCCGAAGGACTCACCTATGGTGGCGACAAAATCCACGCCCGACATGGCTACAAATGGAAACACCCAGTCCATGAAGTTCTCAAATACGACGGTGTAGAAAACCAGTATTGGGTTGACGGGTTAGAAATCCATCATCATCCTGACCACACCAAATCCCGCAGCCAATACCTACCCCTACTGAAACTAGCTGTAGAAGAAGAACCAAGCGATGATCGCAACCAGTTCTACCTAGCCCGTGAATACTTCTTCCACGGACAACATGGACTAGCTCAATACCATTTTTCCGAACATTTGAAGCTGTCCCGTTGGAACCCTGAACGCGCAGCTTCGCACCGGTACATGGCAAAGATGAGGCCTGATGCTGCCGAACATCACCTCTATTTGGCTGTTGCTGAATGCCCCGACAGACGAGAAGCATGGGTGGAGTTGGCGCAACTGTATTACAACCGCCAAGATTGGGTTCGATGCAAATCGGCCTGCGACAGGGCTTTAATTATCACAGAGAAACCACTTGACTATCTCTGCGAAGCTTTTGCTTGGGGTTCCTTAGTGCATGACTTGATGGCGTACTCGTCATACAAGCTTGGCTTCCAAAAGGAAGCAGAGAAGCACGGACTGCTTGCTTTGAGCATGGAACCCAATAATGAAAGGCTTCAAAACAACATGGTGTTCTATCGTCTATGATTGCCTCATGTCAACAGTTGCCCATCTCATCAATAGGACTCAACGCCAACTCCTATCAGGGGTGGTAGAAGAACGCAACAAAATTTCTGTTGCTTTAACTGCTACTGCAACAACTGTTGTATTTTCTTATGAAACGCGAGGCATCCAACCTGGCGCAATTATTGAGATTGATTCAGAGCTTCTTTATATATGGGAAATTGTTTCCG